AATATACAAAACAAAGTAGTATTAAAAAATGGTATTAAGTGGCCAGGAAATGAACATATGGGTTCTTTTGGATGTGACTCGTATGATATATCAGGAACTGTAGATGGAGAAGGATCAAAAGGTGCATTACATGGTTTAACTAAGTTCAGCATGGAAGACGCTCCAGCTAATAGTTTCTTTTTAGAATATTTAGCAAGACCGCAGACCGCAGAGATATTCTTTGAAGACATTTTAATGGCTTGTGTATTTTACGGAATGCCAATACTCGCAGAGAATAATAAACCTCGTCTATTGTATTATTTTAGAAGAAGAGGGTATAGAGGATTTTCTATGAACCGCCCTGATAAGATATGGAATAAACTATCTGTAGCTGAAAAAGAAGTAGGTGGAATACCTAACTCAAGTGAAGATATAAAACAAGCCCACGCCGCTGCTATTGAGATGTATATTCAAGCGCACGTTGGTATAAAACAAGACGGGACGTTTGGAGACTGTTATTTTAATGAGTTATTAAATGACTGGTCTAGATTCGATATAAATAAAAGAACAAAGCATGATGCATCAATAAGTTCTGGTTTAGCTATTATGGCTAACAATAGGCATCTATACAGACCTAATGCTACTGTTAAAAAACCAAAACTAAATATAAGTATTTCCAAGTATTCAAACAAAGGTAATACATCTAAATTAATCAAAAAATAAATATGGCTGAGTCAGTTGTAAATAATTATTTTCCGAGCCAAGTCATTAGCGATTTGGAAAAAATGAGCTATGAGTATGGTCTTAAAGTTGCTAAAGCTATAGAATCTGAATGGTTTAATGTTAATCAAAATAATAATAAATATTATAATAATAAAAATGATTTTAAAAAATTAAGATTATATGCTAGAGGAGAGCAATCAATACAAAAATATAAGGATGAATTATCTATCAATGGAGATTTATCATACCTTAATTTAGACTGGAAACCAGTACCAATTATACCTAAGTTTGTGGATATCGTTGTTAATGGTATTGCTGAAAGAATGTATGATATAAAAGCAGTTTCTGTAGATCCGAACGGTGTTAGCAAAAGAACTAAGTACATGGAGTCAATGCTTAGAGACATGAGGTCAAAAGAGTTTAATGATTTTGCTCAAGAGAACTTTAACATGAATACTTATGAAAATCCAAAAGAAACTCTACCTGATACAGAAGAAGAATTAGATTTACACATGCAACTTAGCTACAAACAAGCTATTGAGTTAGCAGAAGAACAAGCGTTAAATACTATAATGAAAGGTAATAGATATGAATTGATAAAAAAACAATTTTATTATGATTTAACTATTTTAGGTATTGGTGCTGTTAAAACAACTTTTAACACATCTGAAGGGGTAACAATTAAATACGTTGATCCAGCTAGTTTAGTTTACTCTTATAGTGATTCTCCATATTTTGAAGATATATATTATGTTGGTGAGGTAAAAACAATACCTATTAATGAACTTATAAAAGAATTTCCTCATTTAAGCCTTGTAGATCTAGAAGAAATATCAAAAAATAAAACACACACTAAACATAACAATAATTCTTACTCTAGAAGAGAAGATAGTAATACTATTCAAGTTTTATATTTTAATTATAAAACTTTCATGAATGAAACTTATAAAGTTAAACAAACTGGGACTGGTGGAGATAAGGTTATACTTAAAGATGATACTTTTAATCCTCCAGTAGATTTAGAAAACAATTTTGGTAAACTACAGAAAAAAATAGAAGTTTTGTATGAAGGAGCTTTAATTTTAGGTACTGATAAGCTTATTAAGTGGGAAATGGCTAAAAACATGATGAGGCCAAAAAGTGATTTTACTAAAGTAAAAATGAACTACTCTATTGTAGCTCCAAGAATGTATGAAGGAAGAATAGAATCTCTAGTTAGTCGTATCACTGGTTTTGCTGACATGATTCAATTAACGCATTTAAAACTACAACAAGTATTATCTAGAATGGTTCCAGATGGAGTTTATTTAGATGCTGATGGATTAGCGGAAATAGATTTAGGTAACGGAACAAATTATAGCCCTCAAGAAGCATTAAACATGTTCTTCCAAACAGGTTCTGTTATTGGTAGAAGTTTTACATCTGATGGTGATCAAAATCCAGGTAAAATACCTATTCAAGAAATATCATCAGGTTCTGGTGGACAAAAGATGCAAAGCTTAATACAAACTTATAACTACTACCTGCAAATGATAAGAGACGTAACTGGTCTTAACGAAGCAAGAGATGGTAGTATGCCAGATAAAAACGCTTTAGTTGGAATACAAAAATTAGCTGCAGCAAACTCAAACACAGCTACAAGACATATATTACAAAGTGGTTTATACTTAACATCAGAAGTAGCAGAGTGTTTATCACTTAGAATCTCTGATATATTAGAATATTCACCAACAAAAGAAGCTTTTATACAGCAGATAGGTGCTCATAATGTTGCCACTTTAAATGAAATAAAGGAGTTACATTTATATGATTTTGGTATATTTATAGAACTAACTCCTGATGAAGAAGAAAAACAAATGCTTGAAAACAATATTCAAATGGCTTTACAGCAGAAATTAATAGAACTTGCTGATGCTATAGATCTTCGAGAAATTAAAAACGTTAAATTAGCAAATCAACTTCTAAAAATACGTAGAGCTAAAAAACTAGAAAAAGATCAAGAAATACAACAACAAAATATTCAAGCTCAGTCTCAAGCAAATCAACAAGCTTCTCAAGCAAAATCTCAAGCAGATATGCAAGCTAATCAGCAGAAAATTGAAGGAGAAATTCAATTAGAACAAGCTAAAGCAGAGTTAAAAGCAAAACAGCTCCAGCAAGAAATGATGTTAAAGAAAGAATTGATGGAACAAGAGTTTAATTTCAACATGCAATTACGTCAAATGGATGTAGATGCTACAAGTGAAAAAGAAACTCAAAAGGAAGATCGTAAAGATGAAAGAACTAAAATACAAGCAACTCAACAAAGCGAGATGATAGATCAAAGAAATAATGGTAAAGCACCTAAAAACTTTGAATCCGCAGGTAATGATAGTATAGGCGGTGATTTCAATCTAAGCGGTATGTAATTAACTAATTATTATTATATTATATTATGGAAGAAAAACTAGAAGAAGTAGTTGAAGAAACTACACAACCAACCGTGGAAACGGTTGATGAAACAAAATTTGAAAGCGCTGATGATGATGGCGTTTTAAAAGTAGATTTAAGTAAACCACCAAAACCAAAAGAAGAACAAAAAAATGAAACTAAAGAAGATAACCCTAACAACAAGGGAGTGGCTACAGAGCCTGATAACACCTCTACCACAGAAAAACAAGAAGAAGTACAACCGGAAGAACAAGCACAAGAAGAAACACCAGTATTAGAAGAAATAACTGATGAAGAAGTTAAAGACGAAGCGATAGAACTTACAGAAGAGTTAATTGACGCTAAAATAGAAGCAGAAGAAACTGGTAAAGCAATACCAGAGAATTTACAAAAAGTTGTAGATTTTATGGAAGAAACCGGAGGTACATTAGAAGATTATGTAAAGTTAAATCAAGATTTCACAAATTATGATGACAAAGCTTTATTAAGAGAATATTACAAAAATACAAAATCACATTTAGATAGTGATGAAATTGATTTTTTAATCGAGGAAGACTTTTCGTATGATGAAGAAGTTGACGAAGAAAGAGAAATTAAAAAGAAAAAGATAGCGTTAAAAGAGCAAGTTGCCAACGCTAAAAGCCATCTAGACGGGCAAAAGTCTAAATACTATGAAGAAATTAAAGCTGGGTCAAAGTTGACCCCAGAACAACAAAAAGCTATGAACTTCTTTAATAGATATAACAAAGAGTCAGAAGAAACTCAAAAAATAGCAGAAAAACAAACTAATACTTTTTTAAATAAAACTAAAGAGGTTTTTAACGATAAGTTCAAAGGTTTTGAATATAACGTCGGTGAGAAAAAATATAGGTTTAATGTGAAGAATGCTGGAGAGGTAAAAGATAGCCAAAGCGATATTAATAATTTTGTCAAAAAGTTTTTGAACAAAGATAATGAAATGTCAGATGCTAAAGGTTATCATAAATCTTTATTTACAGCTATGAATCCCGATGCTATTGCTAATCACTTTTATGAACAAGGTAAGGCAGATGCTATGAAAGATAGTGTTGCTAAAGCCAAAAATGTAAGTATGGATCCTAGACAATCGTTTTCAAACGATAATACTAGTGGACCAAAAGTAAGAGTGCTTAACGATGATTCTCCTAACTTTAAGTTTAAAATTAAAAATAAATAATAAATTTAAAAAAACAAAATTATGGCAATTACTGCAGGAGGTAGTTTGAACGCTGTAGCAGCATCACAGCAACAAACTTTAAACTCCAATTATATTGACTTTACGTCGGGATCAAACGACTGGTCACAACAATATTTACCAGAACTTATGGAAAAAGAAGCTGAAGTTTTCGGACCGAGAACTATTTCAGGATTTCTTTCACAAGTAGGAGCTGAAGAGGCTATGCAATCCGATCAGGTTGTGTGGTCTGAACAATCAAGATTACACCTTTCTTATACAGGTACTGTAGTGGTAGCTGGTGACGGTGGTGGAACATTTACAGTGTTAGCTGACATTGACGGTAACGTGTCTGGTGATGGGTTTACTCCAGCATCTCACGGTATTAGAGTAAATGATATAGTACTTATTGCAAGTGCTGGTATTGTTACAAAATGTTTAGTTACAGAAACTCCAGCTACAGCTATTGTTTCAGTTGAAGCGTATGACAAAGCAACTTTAGCTGGTCATGCTACAGCTGTTACAACTTTAGGAACATCAACTTTATTAGTTGTAGGTTCTGAATATGAAAAAGGACAATCTTATACTAACATTGCTGGTTCTGCAGCTGCTTCTAAAAGAACAGCTTTAAAACCAACTTTCAAATCTTACAGTAACAGACCAATTATAATGAAAGATTACTATGAGATCTCAGGATCTGATACTGCTCAAATTGGTTGGGTTGAAGTTTCTGGTGAAGATGGACAAAACGGTTATTTATGGTATTTAAAAGCTGCTGGTGAAACTAGATCTCGTTTTACTGATTACTTAGAGATGGCTATGCTTGAAGCTGAAAAAACTCTTGCTGCTTCTATCATAGGTGCAGATGACGGTTTCTTTGCTTCAACTGATGGTGATGACTCTGGTGCTGGTGGACATGGTACTGAAGGTTTATTTGCTGCTATTGAGTCTAGAGGTAATGTTACTTCTGGTGTAACTGGTGTTAACGCTTCTACTGATTTAGCTGAATTTGACGCTATATTAGCTGAGTTTGACAAGCAAGGTGCTATTGAAGAAAACATGATGTTTGTAAACAGAGCTACGTCTCTTGCAATGGACGACATGTTAGCTTCAATGAATTCTTATGGTGCTGGTGGTACTTCTTACGGAGTATTCAACAACTCTGAAGACATGGCATTAAACTTAGGTTTTTCTGGTTTCAGAAGAGGTTCTTATGACTTCTACAAATCTGATATGAGATACTTAAATGACAAAGCTACAAGAGGTGGTATTAATGATAGAGCGACTAGCGCAGCTATCCGTGGTATTATAGTTCCAGCTGGTGTATCTTCTGTTTATGATCAAGCTTTAGGAAAGAACCTTAAACGTCCTTTCTTACACGTTAGATACAGAGCTTCTGCAACTGACAACAGAAAAATGAAAACTTGGGTTACTGGTTCCGTTGGAGCCGCTACATCTGCTTTAGATGCAATGGAAATCCATTATTTATCTGAAAGATGTTTAGTTACACAAGGTGCTAATAATTTCATGTTAATGAAATAAGCACAAACTATTGAAAGAACCGGGGCTTCGGCCTCGGTACTTTTATTTTTATTAATTTATATTATATTATATTATGGCTAAAACAAAAACAAAAGCCTCTTACCAAGGAGATCCTGGTGATGAGCATGTGGAAAAAGTAGTACAGATTATGGAAACTCCAAAACCTGAGATTGAAAAACCTAAAGTAAAGAAAGACACTTGGGAATTAAAAGATAGAATGTATTATTTAAAAGATGGTAAAAAACCTTTGTCTAGAAGTATAAAATCTTCTAATCTTTATTGGTTTGACGAAAAAAAGGGTTATGAAAGAGAGATAAAATACTGTCAAAATCAAAAAACTATATTTGTAGACGAAATGAAAGGAGATCAAAGGCTAGAGCACATTGTGTTTAGAGCTGGACATTTATACGTTGAAAAAGAAAAAACTGTTTTACAAAAATTCTTATCTTTATACCATCCAGATAGAAATAAAATGTTTTACGAAGACATGCCAGTTGCTAGAGCTGCTGATCAAGTTGAGATTATAGAAATGGAAATTGAAGCTTTGAATTCAGCTAAGAATCTAGACATCGATATGGCAGAAGCTGTCATGAGAGTTGAAATTGGTTCTAAAGTGTCTGAGATGAGTTCTAAAGAACTTAAACGTGATTTACTATTATACGCTAAGAAAAACCCTGCATTATTCTTAGAATTAGTGAATGATGAGAATGTTGTTTTAAGAAATTTTGGTATTAGGGCAACAGAAATGGGGATATTAAAACTATCTTCAGATCAAAGAACATTTAGTTGGGGTTCTAATGATAGAAAACTAATGAATGTACCATTTAATGAACATCCATATTCAGCTTTAGCCGCTTGGTTTAAAACTGATGAAGGAATGGAAATATATTCAAATATAGAAAAA